AACCATCAAATGCCACCACTTTATATGAAGCAAATTATTATGTGATGAACTCTGATTATAGAGTTTATATTTGTTTGCAAAATGGATCAAATCCTGAAAATCCAAGTGGAAGAGCATCTCTTGATGAGCCCACTTTTACTGATTTAGAACCAAGAGAAGCGGGAACTAGTGGTGATGGATATGTATGGAAGTATCTTTACACAATCAAACCTGGAGATATTGTAAAGTTTGACTCTACAAACTTTATGCCAGTTCCAAAAGACTGGACTACAACCACAGAAGCTAATATTTCTGCTGTCAGAAATAATGCTGACACCAGTGGACAACTTAAAATTGTAAAAATTACTAATAGAGGTGTTGGTTTAGGAACCGCAAATAGAACTTACACTCAAGTTCCAATTAAAGGTGATGGAAACGGAGCAGAGTGTACTATTGCAATCAATAACAATTCAAATGTAGAATCTGTTACAATTTCCAAAGGTGGTTCTGGATACACATTTGGAACTATTGATTTAGTAGCAGGTAATGTACCTACAGGGACAACAGCACCTGTCTTTGATGTAATTATTCCTCCCCAAGGAGGACATGGTGCTGACATCTACAGAGAACTTGGAGCAAGAAACGCATTAATCTACTCTAGAATTGAAAACGACACTGAAAATCCTGATTTTATCACTGGAAACGAAATTGCAAGAGTTGGATTAGTTCAAAATCCAAAGGCATATAATACATCGTCAAATCTTTCACTTGATAAAGCCGCTGCTACCTATGCACTTAAATTAACGGGTGCTGGTTATAGTTCTGCAACCTTTACTGCAGATGCTTTTATTACTCAAACCGTTGGACTTGGTTCAACTGCTGTCGGTAGAGTCGTATCATACGATCAAACCACTGGAGTTCTTAAATATTGGCAAGATAGATCTACTGCAGGATTTAATACTGACGGAAGTAAGAATACTACTCCAGAATATGGGTTCAGAATGAACAGATTTACACCAAACATTACGGATGGTGGATCGTTCAATATCGTTGGTGGATCTGCGACTCTCGCTATTCAAACTTCATTTACGGGTGTATCAACCGAAATAAATAGTCGTACTTATTACCTAGGGCAGTCCTTTACTGAGGGTGCTGCTCAGCCTGAAGTTGAAAAATATACGGGTAATATCATTTACGTAGATAATAGGCCGTCTATTACAAGATCGTCCAGTCAAAAAGAAGATATCAAAATTATCTTGCAGTTCTAAGGAATTATGTCACAGGAAACCAATCTCAACGTCGCCCCTTATTTTGACGACTTTGATCCTCAGAAGGATTATTACAAGGTTTTATTCAAACCAGGTTATCCAGTGCAGGCAAGAGAGTTAACCTCTCTTCAATCTATCCTGCAAAATCAGGTTGAGAAGTTTGGACAGCACTTTTTTAAAGAAGGTGCTAAGGTAATTCCTGGAAATACAACATATTCGACTAATTATGAGTGTGTTGTATTAGAAAACGCATACTTAGGAGTTCCTCTTTTTGATTATATTGATCAATTAGTAGGAGCGCAAATAACAGGACAAGATTCTGGTGTTACAGCAATTGTTGATAGTTATATTTTAGAATCAGAGTCTACTAGAGGACAAGTAACTCTGTATTTAAATTACTCTGGATCTGGTACAAATAATCAAGAGTCAGTTTTTAGATCTGGTGAACTTCTGACTGCAAATGTAAATATTTCTACTGCCAACACTCTTATTGGTGAAGGTGTTCCTTTTGCTTCCACTGTTCAGCAAGATGCAACTGCAACAGGTTCTGCTTTCTTTATCAGTAATGGTGTATATTTTGGTAAGGGAACATTTTTAAATGTTAGTGAGCAGACATTAATATTAGATCAATATTCTAACACTCCAAGTTATAGAATTGGATTGTTGATTGAAGAAACAATCATTAATTCTGATTTAGATCCCTCATTGACTGACAATTCAGCAGGATTTAACAATTTTGGATCTCCAGGTGCTGATAGACTTAAGATTGTCGCATCACTTCAAGGAAAAGATTTAAATGATTTTGACGACAGCAATTTTGTTGAACTTGCTACAGTAATTAATGGTACTCTTCGTGAAAGAAATACTAGTGATTATTCTTTTATCACAGATGAACTGGCAAGAAGAACTTATGCAGAATCTGGTGATTATTATGTCAAGTCTTTTGGTATTAATGTAAAAGAATCTCTAAATGACAACGAAGGAAATAGAGGACTTTTTACAGCAGATCAAACCACATATGCTGGTTCAACACCTTCTGACGATTTAGCTATCTATCAGATTTCTCCTGGTAGAGCGTTTGTAAAAGGATATGATGTAGAGACAACTGCTCCCTCGTTCCTTGATGTTCCTAAACCTAGAACAACAAAAACTCTTAAGGGACAACAGATTAATTATGAGACAGGTGAGACACTCAAACTCAATAGAGTTCACGGTTCTCCAACCATAGGTATTGGTAATACTTATGTATTAAGTCTTAGAGACGCTAGAGTTGCTAATAGTTCAACTGGTATCGCTGGTAAAGAAATTGGATTAGCAAGAGTTTATGACTTTAGATTAGATTCAGGAACTTACAGTGGTTCTAATTCAAACATTAACGAGTGGGGAATATCTCTGTTTGATGTTCAAACTACCACTGAAGTAACATTAAACGAAACTATCACATTATCAGTTCCCACGTTTATTAAAGGTAAAAATAGTGGTGCAACTGCGTTTTTAAAAGAAGCAGCAACCAATACAAAATCTCTTGTATTGTACGAAACTTCTGGTAAGTTCATTGCAAATGAAAACTTTATTATTGATGGCGTTGAAAACTCTAGAGTAGCAACTGCAATTACTTCTTATGGTATTGGTGACGTATTATCAGTTTTTGGTAGCGCAAATGGTGCTGAAGTTGGAGCCGCAAGAACTTTCTCTGCTGATGTGGTTCTTTCTCCTAATTTTAACATTGGGATTGCAACTATTACTGCTACGGCTGCTAATACATCAGTAATCAGATCTACTAATCCTCTTTTCCCTGGGCAAATTAAAGCAGGAAATATTCTTTCCTTTACTGGTACTCTGTCTCAAGATCCAGTTTTTGCATCTGTTGTTAGTGTTGCAACATCAGCTGTCACGATCACTGGTGTTTCTACAGTTGAAGGTGTTGCCAGCGGTGCTCTTCCAGCGTCAGCAACTACTTTGAATGATCTTAAAGTGCTCGCTGGAGATCTGGGTATTTCTGATGATAGCACTCTGTATACAGAGATGCCCAAGAGTAATATTTCTAACGTAGATTTAAGCAACGCTACACTAACAATTAGAAAGACTCAGCAAGTTAACATTGTAGACAATAAGTTATCTGCTGCTGTTACAACTGAATCAAATGAGACATTCTTACCGTTTACTCCTGAAAGATACACTCTTATCAGAAGTGATGGCACAACAGAAGAACTTACCTCTGATAAGGTTCAATTAAATTCTGGTTCTAATCAATTAGAAATTTTTGGACTTGGTGGTGATGATGAGGCAACTCTTGTCACAACTATTTCTAAGATTAAACCCAAAGCAAAAAATAAAATCAAGAATAGAGTCAACTCGATTGTAATTGATAAGTCTGTAAGGAGTGCATCTGGAATAGGTTCTACAACTCTTAATGATGGATTGACTTACGGTAACTATCCTTTCGGAACAAGAGTTCAAGATGAACACATTTCACTGAACTCTGCAGACTTGATTGAAGTTCACGGAATCTATGAATTAGCAACTGATCCATCTGTTAGTAATACAGATCCATCAGCACCCTCAATGACTCTTGCTGATTTAACAGGGCCAACAGCAAAAACCTCTGATCTTGTAATTGGAGAGTCTGTTATTGGTGAGACATCAGGTGCTCACGCTATTGTTGGTGTTAAAGAAACAGATTCTAAGATTGCATTTCTTCCCAAAAATCAAATTAGTTTTAAAGAAGGAGAAATTGTTGTATTTGAAGAGTCTGGAGTAAGAGGATCTTTAACTACTTTAGACACTCCTAGTAAGGACATTTCATTCAAGTATACTTCTTCTAATGGACAAAATGGTGAATTCTATGATTATGGTGTACTGAATAGAAAGAATGGTGAAGAAGCACCTCAAAGAAAAATAATTGCATATTTCTCAAACGGATATTATGAGTCTACAGATAATGGAGACATCACGACTGTAAATTCATATTCATCTTTTGATTATGGTACAGAGATTGAAAGTGTAAACTTTGTAAGAAATTCTGATATTATTGATATTCGTCCTAAGGTATCTGATATTGCGACGGTATCAGAAGGTGATAGATCTCCACTTGAGTTTAATGGAAGATCATTTAATGTAACTGGTAACTCTGCACCAAATATTCTTGCTTCAAATGAAGGTATTCTTACAGACTTCTCTTTCTATCTTGGAAGAATTGATAGAGTTTATTTGACTAAAGATGGGGCTTTCCAGGTAAAATATGGCACTCCAGCAGAAAATCCAGAGCGTCCTACTTCAGTCGATGATGCTCTTGAGGTAGCAACAATTTCCCTTCCACCTTTCCTCTATAATGTAACTGATGCCTCTAAGAAATTCTTAGAGCATAAGCGTTATAGAATGGTAGACATCAAACAACTTGAAAACAGAATCAAGAATCTTGAGTTCTTTACTTCGCTTTCATTGCTAGAAACAAATACTGCAAACTTATTTGTTCCTGATGCTAATGGATTGAACAGATTTAAATCTGGTTTCTTTGTAGATAATTTCACTTCATTCTTAGCTCAGGAAGAATCAGTTGATCTTAAAAATAGTGTTGACTTCAATCAAAAAGAGGCACGTCCTAAACACTATACAACTCAAACTGATTTAACACAAAGTCAGACTGGATCGGGTGATTTAAGATTTACAAATCCTGATGGCACTAACATCAGAAAAACAAACGACATTGTAACCCTTGATTATACCGATGTAGAGTGGTTAAAACAGTCATTTGGAACTCGCACTGAAAGTGTAACTCCCTTTATTGTTGGTTTCTGGGTTGGTGCTCTTGATCTTGTCCCTGCTTCTGATTCTTGGACAGACACAGTAAGACTTGAGGCAAATATAGTTCAAACTGAGGGTAACTTTACAGAAACTCTTGAAAGAGCATCTAGAACACTTAACGTAGATCCTCAAACTGGTTTTGCTCCTGCCATCTGGAACTCTTGGGTTAATAACTGGACTGGACAAGAAGAAGTTCTTGGTTCCGAAACTAGAACTGAAAGAAGAGATTTGGGAATTTTTGCACCTCAGCGTGGCACTAGGCAGCAAGTATTCACAACCACTACCTTTAGAGACACTACACGTCAAGTATTTAATACTGGCGTTGCTACAAGATCTGGATCAAGAACTGTTGTAACTGAACAGTTTGATAATGAGTCTCTTGGAGATAGAGTTGTCAGCAGAGATTTAATCTCATTTGCAAGATCTAGAAATATTGAATTCAACATCAGATCTCTTAAACCGAACACGCAGGTTTATGGATTCTTTGATGGTGTTGCTATTACTGATTTCTGTATTCCCAAATTGATTGAAATCAGTATGATTACAGGTGCTTTCCAAGTAGGAGAGACTGTAACTGGAACGATGCGTCCTGTTGGTGATACCTCAACTTCTGAGGGAGATCCAACAATTGCATTCAGAGTTGCACAGGCAAATCACAAATCTGGTGCATTTGATAGTGCAACACAAGTATTTACAAATAATCCATACAATAATTCACAAACACTTCCCAGTGCATATTCTTCAACATCCACTATATTAAATGTTGATACATTCTCATTGTGTGATCAACCACAAGGCGCATTTATAGGTAGTATTGCTCCTGGCATGATATTGGTTGGAGAAACAAGTGGAGCTCAAGCAACTATTTCTCAAGTAAGACTTGTATCTGACTTTAGTTCTTCTCTCATTGGCAGTTTCTTCATTCCTGATCCAAATGTAGCAACTAATCCTAGATTTGAAGTTGGCACAAAAGTTCTTACTTTCATTGATGATGTAAATAACAACTTGTTTAATGCATCAACTCGTGCAACCTCTACTTTCTTGATTAGTGGTGTTATTGAAACAGTTCAAGAAAACATTGTTTCTGTTAGAAACGCTAATGTTCAATCACAAACAATTAATGACAGCAGAGACATAAGAGAGAGAAATGAAACAGTTGGAACGCAAGTTGTTGCAACTGAAATTTTAAATGTTGAGGAAGAGAGAATCAATGTCTTTAGGGATCCTCTTGCTCAGACTTTTATAATTGAAGATAACACTGGTATATTCTTTACTAAGTGCGATATCTTCTTTGAGCAAGTTGATAACCTCGGAATTCCTGTAATTTTTGAACTGAGAACAGTTGAAAATGGAACTCCTACTACAAAAATTCTACCACTGTCTCAATCAATCCTATTTCCTGATCAAGTTAACGTTAGTGATGATGGATCTGTTCCAACAACATTTACACTTCCATCTCCTGTTTATCTGGAACCAGGAATTGAATATGCAATGGTTATCAGATCTGCATCTGCAAGATACAGAGTCTTCATTTCAAGAGTTGGAGAAAACGATTTAGTCACACAGACGTTCGTTTCTAATCAACCCTATCTTGGATCTCTTTATAAGTCTCAAAATGGATCTGTTTGGGAACCAAGTCAGTGGGAAGATCTGAAGTTCACCATTTACAGAGCAGATTTCGTTGAAAATGGATCTATTGAAGTCTATAGTCCAGAACTGAGCCGTGGTAACAATCAAATTGCCAAATTACTTCC